CGTTTGCAATAATATTTTTCATTGCAGACATGGTAGAAATTTTACTACCTTCTTTAATCACCAAATTTTGGTTGATCGTTGAAAAGTTTTTTAGGACTTCTTTAGTTTCGTTAGTTAGTTTCATTTTCACTATTCTCCATTGAATTAACGTGTAAAGCAATAATACCATAATGAATTAACTTTAGCAAGTCACTTCTGTTCTTATCACTCTTTCTTCCATATCGTTGAGCATACTTGAGTATGTTCCCGATACAAAACCCTTCACCATGACCACCATCTATAATGAACTCTGTAGCTTGATACTTGTTCTTGCTATAGTGTTCATTATAGGTAGAGTCGATGTAGTCACATAACTCTTTAAGAGCCATGTCTTCATTGTACTTGTAATCTATCTTTAGATTTTTCATACTTTACCTTTATGTTTAAGGTTGTTGAAATTCGCACCTTCTAATTTCTCATCAGGTGTGATGTTGATATTTGCTGAGAACGTCCTACGTTCGCCTTCGCCAAAGAAAGGCATAACACCATGACGCAACCAAGCTGGAAATAAAATCAGAGTACCAACTTCTGGTTTAATATACTCTTCTGTGACTGGCCGGAGCATATTAACATCACGCATACCATTAGTGCCCCATTGAATATAAGTAAATCCATCAACTGCACCAGACGCACCATTGAGTCCAGCAAAGTTCTCAGAAGGATTATCAAGTGCTTCAATCTGTGGTGGAACCTTTAGATATAGGATACAGGACAGTCCCATAGAGGTACGTGTTCCATGATCATGCATGGGGTTATAGTCACCTTCATAACTATGGATAGTCCACATAGTTTGAATGTCAGTTTCTACCTCAAGACCATCAATAGCATGTTTAACATAATCCTTACCTAGTCGGCAAAGAACACTAGAAAACTGCTCTCCTACATCATCGTCTTCGTGGGGGAATGTTAATTGAGCAGATTGTGTAGTTCGATTTATTTGTCCAATCAAACCACCAGATGCATCTGACCAATTAGAACTTTCATTATCGATATATTCATTCAATTCATCAATAACATCTATTGGAAGTTCAACTCTCATGATATTTACTGCCAACTTAGAACGCATACTAATAGCCATACCACCAGCATTACTTCCAGAAGGGTTATCTTCTGTTGGTGTAGCGAAACGAGGGGAAGATTCTTCTTCTTCTGATTCCGTTACTGTAACTTCTGATTTTATATCAGGATCTTTTTTACCAAAAATTGCGCGTTTTTCGCTTTTAATAATTCCACCAATTGGTGTTCCATCTGCATTTACCTCTTGGGCAACTGCACCATCAACTAATTGACCATCAGGCAAATCAAATATTCTAACCATAATAACTCCTTCACATTATTTAATATATATTAATATATAGGAAAAGGGAGTCAAAGTCAACTCCCTTTTCTTTTTTATATAGCCTTATGTGATATTAATAAGGCGGGGCTTCTTCTCATCTGGAACAATACGTTCAAGATTGATCTTGAGCATACCATTTTCGAGGGAAGCATCATTCACTACAATGTCATCTGCTAGAGTGAATTTTCGATTGAACTTACGATTAGAAATACCACGATGGATAGTGTCCTCATTTTCATCGTTCACTATCCAAGGGCCAGCCGTCTCTTTAATAGAACGAACCGCAAGTAAGCCATCGGCAATTTCGACTTCAATATCCTCTTTACTAAATCCAGCCAAAGCCATTTCAATGGCATATTTGTAGTCACCTACTTTCGTAATGTTATATGGCGGGAACCCAGTAGAAGTTCGATTGTTGTCAGCATAATTATTAAGTTGAGCAAACATCCTATCGAACCCAACTGCATAGGGTGTAAGATTGTTAGTGTAGTCGAAAATTGTTGGAATTGCTTTTGATGTAACCATTAGTTATCTCCTTATTAAGCAAGATTTATAGATGGACCCATAATGGCATCCACCTACTATATATAAGAGTTGAAATTATAATCTCAACCCCCACACATATTTTTTTTAGAAGGCAGGTTCTTCAATTTCTTCCATACCATCATCAAGTAATGGATTTACAACTTCTTCTACAACACTGATACCAGCATCAATTTTGGTATATAGATCAAGGAAGGAAGCTTTTGTATCTTCATCAAAACGAGCAACACAAAGTTCAATCGACTGCATCTTATCACCGAAAATAGTGAAGGCTTTTACGATGTGATCTAGTCGGCGAGTAGAGATAACTTCATCTACACCACCATCATAGAAGGTTTTACGAATCACATCAGCCCATGTTACCAAGTTCTTAGCAAATTCTTGATCAACTGAACCATACTTTTTCATTGCTCCCAAAACAATTTTGATTTCGGTTGCAACAGCGGCGTAGGGTTGTTCCATAGTAACTGCAAATCGTTCTAGAAACGCTTCGTTAAGAATGTTGGTTCCGATAAAACGTCCATCTTCTGAACCTTTACCTTTAGTGTTGGCAGTTGCCATCACGTTGAAACCATCTTTCGCAGAAATCCATTTGTTGATCTTTTTCAAGAACACACCTTTTCCTTCTAGGACAGGCTGTAATGCAAGTAACTTGTTAGAACCAAGGTCACACTCATCTAGTAACAAAGTACATCCACGTTCCATAGCTTCGATCACAGGACCAGGCACAAACTTAGTTTCACCATTAACCAAACGGAAACCACCAAGTAGATCATCCTCATCAGTCTCAATAGTGATATTGATTCGGATCAACTCTTTCTTGAGTTTTGCAAAAACTTGTTCAATCATCAAAGTCTTTCCATTGCCGGATAAACCAGTAACAAAAATAGGATAGAACATACCAGACTTGACAACTTTCTCAATCAGAGAAAAGTTGCCCCAAGGTACGAAACCCTCAAAGAGTGAAGGAACCAAATTTTGTTTTTCCATATTAGTCGCAACCAGACTAACAGTCGAAACTACATCAGATGTAACTGGAGCAGAAACAATAGGAGCAGGAACATTTTCACTAGGAAGTGAAAACTGATTGTAACCCGTTTTACAGGCTTTCCAGAACCAAGTAGGTTTTGGTATACCAAGTTTTTTTGAGACTTCAATACTATCTGATTTTGATATTATCGAACCGCAACCAAACATCTCAGAAGCGGTATCTACAAATAACTTTTTTCTTGGAGATAAATACATATTATAACTTTCCTTTTTCAATTGTAAAACTCTTTGATCTCTCATCTTTATTAATAGTAACATATAGAATTAAAATAGTCAATCATAATAGACTCATGCCATGTCGATTATGATTGTGTGTGACATTTTTATCACTAAGCTACCAACTTCACAAATTTGTTTAGTAGTTGGCGGCTGTCTATTTTACCCTTCATAGATTTACCAAAGGCAGACTTTAGTTTTGCTTTCGTGGCACCTATTAGTTCATCACCTAGACCACCAGACTCTACCATTAAAGAATTACCACCTGGCAGAATATACATCTCATCATAACCAGTAGAAGTAATTGCAAGATATTTTTCTTTATTGATTTTCTTAACCAAGTCCATACACTCTTTATCATAAGAAGATATATTACAAACATTAGCAATAGTACGTTTATCAACTCTTCCAGATCTACCAGAACCAGCGATAAAAAATCCAATTACATTCATATCGTAAACTCGATTCTTCAACAATTTAAGCAACCCTTCTGAGAATTTATTACCAGAAATATCAACAGTTTTATTTGTTATAGGATCAGTAAAAATTATTTCCTTAGCACCACGACTCCAACTAGATAGAACTGTTGTACTTTCTGTATGAGAACCAACTTGACCACGGCGATCATTTTCGTTTGTTATCAAGTCATAGTCCATAACACCAGCAGGGTTGTTAGAAACACCATCAGTAAGAAATATTGTATTAACTTTCTGAACACCAGTTTCACTTTTGAACTTAGGAACAATTTGCATCATGGCTACGATTGCATCATTTAACGGAGTGCCACCCAATTCAAGCTTATAAGGGGATGCGTAAGGATATCCCATTACAGATCTATCATTGTATGAAAAACGATTAGCATACATGAACAAAATATTCATCATTTTAATTTCATCTTTAATAGACATTTTATTAGAAAAGAAGTTTAAAAGTTTAAACTGCCGCATTTTCATATCACCAGCTTTATATTCCTGACAAGGATTTATCGACTCATTACCATCCAAGTATCTATTCCCCCTAGCCCTATCATAACCATCAGAAAAGGCAAACACTTCAAAAGGAATTCGTGTCTGGCGGCAGAACCAAATTAAATTGAACATCTGAGAAAGAGTACCTTTTAGATTGTCTGCCATAGAACCAGACCAATCAAGACACATAACCATACCGTGATTAGTAGCACCAGGCAAAGTAGTAACTTTTTTGAATATATCATCATTATATTTGTAAGTGTGTAACTTACCCATATCTAAAGAACCAGTTTTTGAAACAGCGGCACGAGCATATGCATCAGCAGACTTTTTCATTTCAAATTCTTTAACCATATAAGAAACAATTCTTTTAGAATCTTCTTTGAGAGTGTCGATTTGTTCTGCACACTTTTCTCTATATAAGTCATTACTAGCTGCCTGTACAGAATAAAAATCACCAAATTCTTCAATCAAAACAGAAGGAGCAACAATAAGTTTATCCAAATCAAGTTTTGGTATGTTAGCATAAACTCTATCTTTAGCTAACTTATCTCGCAAAGATTCCATACCATCCCTAGATGCATCATCAGTAGTTGCTATGGGACCAGTAGGGGCAGGAGAATTAACACCGCCTTCTGATGTAAATTTTCCTTTTAGTCCATCATTAGAAGTGTCAATCCCAACATCATCAGACCCCACACTGCCATTCCTATCGGTATCATTAGTAGAATCTTCATTTATTTCTTCTCCTTTATTAGAACCATTACCATCTTTGGTATCATCGGCATCATTATTAGACTCATTACCAGAAGTCCCATTATCAGAATCTCCATTATCATCTCCTTCACTTTTTTCACCAGAGGCAGACCCTTCTCCCTCTTCACCAGAATCCATCGACTCTCCGTTCTCACCGTTATCGTGATTGTCAGTCTCAGATTCGTTTTCTGACATCCACTTGTATAATTCTTCAGCAAGATCAAGAACATCATCAGGTGTTTCGGTTTTTGCAGTACGATCAACCCATACCTTTTCTTCAGTAGAAAATGGGATTGTCTTATCACCAGACTTAAAAAAGATATTGATTCTGTCGATCAAATTTAAATCAGCCATATCTTTATTAGCAGTACCAAAGAAATCTCTAGAAACTAAATCAACATAACCACGAATAAAACAACCTACCGTGCCAGGATATTTTAGTTTAACTTTCTTCTCAATACGAGCATCCTCAATAATATTTACAAAAGAATGATTGATACCACGTAGAGCAGCGGTTTCCAACATATCCAATGGGGTGTATAGAGCATGACCAATTTCATGGCAAGTCATTAGATCAGTAATATCAGCAGTCATCTCTTCATCTTTCCAGATGGGGAGTCCTAACTCACGAGTTTTTGAATTAAAGTATGCTGTTTCCATTTGCTTATAAACTACGAAAATATCTTCAGTAGCAAGCAATTTGGCGATTGTTGATTTGTTTTTCATAGTCGGACCCTTTGTTTGTTTTCTCATCATATATACAGAATACACCATAGAATAAGAATAGTCAAGTAAGAATCAACGTATAACAGGGTTTTGAATCATTTTAATTGAAATTAGGTAAAAGTGTGACATTTTTATCACAATTTACTATCACGCAAACTGGGGGTTTGTCAAGGGTTTAATTTAAGAAAGTCTCCAACCTTTTTCTGTAATATCCAACAACACTTTTTGTTCTAACAAAAAATAGGTTTGTTTAGATTGTTCTTTTATCAAAGTTCTAAATCCTGAGCTTCATTATACAGGCTCTTCATGGTGTTTTTGAGTCTGTTTTTATCCAGAGTTACATCAAGCTCATCTACGTATTTTTCCAACAATGTCACAGTATCTTCTGAATTTTCCACAATTTCGTCCGACACATTACTAGCATCTAACTCTGAAAAATCTTCTATGATTTTAACCTCATATGCATCTACAGCTAAAAGTTTATCTGTAAATTTATCAAACTGATATAAGTCTTTTTTATTTACTACAATTACTTTAACATAATGATTTTTGTATTGTGACATATCATAATTTTCATAATTATTTACAGTATCATCATAAAAAATCTTTTTGTATATCGTATGAGGATTCACTATACGTTCTAATTCTCTAGTTTCTGTATCAAAAATATGAAATCCTTTTGGATCATTATAGTCATTCCAATATATCTCATACGGCGTGCCTAAATAATATATTTGTCCATCATCATTTTTATGATGAAAGTGCCCACTGAATATAGTTTCGAATCGTTTAAATTCTTGTTTATCCCAACCACCCTGACAAACCACTTGACCAGCGTTCATTGCAAACCCATTAATCTCAAGATGACCCATAAGTATATCTGCATTTGCAGTCTTTAATGCCGTCATGGATTCTTCATAATTGTCTGCATTAATCCACGGCATTAGTAAAATAGGCAATCCATCAAAATTTATAACTTCAGGTTTTGAATATATGTTAATAAGCCCACCAGTAATCAACTCATTCATAGAATTTACTTCGCTTGTATTTTTATAATACGTATCATGATTTCCTATAGTAATATGTAAATCAATACCAAGTTCTTCAAACTTATCAACAAAACCTGTTCTAAATTCTGTGGCTGTTTTATAAGAAACATATTTACGGCGATCCATAACATCACCCATATGAATACAGGTAGTTATGTTATTCTCCACTAGATATGGAAAGAAAGTATTTTCATAAAATTTAAAGAAATAATCACTAAAATTTTGATTATCATTTCTCGCTCCGAAATGGGTATCGGTAATTATAGCTATTCTCAATCTATACCCCTTCCAGCAACTTTATCTATATTTTCATCCAATTCCATAAAATTCTCTAAACCTTTTTTCTTTACTGGATCATTTAATTTTGTTTTATATACAGGTTCATCAGGAACCATGAGATTAGGATCAAACCCTCTTACTAGATATCCTGTGTCATCCCCTTCCATAGTTGTCCATGCTACATAGTCTTGTTTAGAAATCATTTCGTTTCTAACATGAGTTTGTTTTTTCTCTTTTTGGATTCTTCGGATGAAGGCGTAATAGATGATTTGAGTAAAGTAGGCGAAAGGATTCGATGACTTTTCTGGATTGAAATTCTTAACATATTGAAGACAGTTTTCGATGCCATCGCTAATCATTTCATCCCTGTAAGTATAATTAATAAAATTTGGTCTATAAGATAAATGTGTAGCTATTTTCATAAAACACTCTGCAATATAATTTGTAACAGGAGGCACCGTATCCCCTTTATCCAAATCAAATGTTTTATTCCACTCGACCATTGCACCAAGAAATTCTTTATTATTTACGTAATGAGGTTTATCTTTTTTATTAGCCATAATTACTCCTTTAATTTATATTAATTATATAGACTAAAAGTAATAAAGTCAAGGTACTTCTTAAATCATGAGGAGACTTGACTTTGCTAAGAATATGTTGTATAAAGGGTATGTCCTTTATGCAGAACATTACTTAATGTATTGAATTGCTATCAGGTTCTATAGATTCTAATAGCTCATCATATATTTCTTCTTTAGAAATATTATCGCCTAAGTCATCTTCGAAGATATCTTCTTCGTCAATTTTTTTTAATACATATTCATAATATCTTGTGAGTCCAGGCGAAACATCTGTCATCAACATAATGCTGGTATATGCAATTTTAAAAGAATGAGCCTCTGTATAAGGATGTATCCACGGACTTAAATTTAAAGATTCTTCAATTCTACCAGCTGACATCTTTGGTATAACTTGCATTTTTAATGGGCATATCAAATTAATATGAGTTTCATTTTCTTCTTCTATAGTGCAAACTAAATCTTCTCCATTAATTAATTTCACAAGTTTAAATTTTGACGTATCTGAAAAAGTATTCATTTTAATTTTACCTTACTAATATCATAATTGAATTGCTCTTCGTTGTATATACTTATACGTTCTTGAAAATGGTTAAGTGTGAAGTTCCTTCTTTCATTATAGCTGATATCATCTGCAATATCATATACTAAAACAGAATCCTTAGTTCCACTTTGCCTAAGCCCTCTTCCAATTGATTGGAGTACTCGAATTTTGGACTTACTTGGACTTGCGAGCACGATGTTGTGAATGTTACGAATATTAATACCAGTAGAAAAAGTACCATAGGATGCAATAGTTGTAGACTTAGTATGCTTCTCAACCAAGCCACGTATCTCTTCCCTTTCGCTTGTAGCAGTTCCCCCATATACAAAATAAACATTTTCACTTCCCTTCATCTTATCATTTAATATTTTACCGTGTTTCTCTACCAGTTGATAAAGGCAAAGAGT